CGTCGGCAACCGCGGCATCCATCAGCATGCGGAACGTGCGCCGGCGGGCCTGCTGCTCCATCTTGAGATGTGCGGCGATCAGCCACTTCTCAATGAGCGAAGAAGCGCTCTTGTCATGCTCCTTCTCGCCCATTAGGCCGCGCGTCCAACTGGGGTAGTTGACTGTGAGCGTAGCCACAACCCGCTGGATCATGTCGGCAAGGATGGGGGTGCGGACGACCTTAGTCGTGGTCTTATAGTCGTCCGGCACGTCAACCATGTGGAGCAGCGCCCGCAGCTCGCGCATGATGCGGATCATGCTCTTTTGCTTGGCGAAGTGCCCCTTGAGAAACTCCGCGAGCTCGCGGATGTAGGTGCCGCTGTCGTCTGCCACTACTCACCGCCCAAAATAAGCACACCGTTTCTCTGTTTGGTAGAGAAACGGCGTGTTTACCCGAATCTACGGGTTCCTGCCGGGCTTGTCTATCGCTCTACTTTACCAACAGGGAGTACTGTCCAGTCTTCGCCCTGTCCGTCTACTGTCAATATGATAACATAGCGGCCGGGTGCAAGTGAGACTAATCGCCGCACAATACGCAGCGCCCACCGCGGCACCCGCAGTTGTCCGGACGATGTACTCTCTGTCACCGCCTGCTCTCCATCTCTTCTAGTAACGCACCCGCCACAAATCCCAGCGCTGCCCCGGCAACGAAGGATAAGACGCAGGCTAGCCATCTCATGTCACGTTCTTCTCTCCTCCCCCTGTGGTATAGCTGATGTGCTGCCTGCAACGCTCGCACTCGGTCCAGCCCTCAATGGGATAGCAGGCCGGCCCGCTGATCGACACGTGCGGCCGATATGCGTGCTCTACCTCGGCGAGCAGCCATGCCGTGTCCTGCCAGACCATGGACGGCTGGTCATGGTAGTTGCTAGCGAGACGCTCGCGGATTGCGGCTAACTGGTGTATCACGTTCACCTGTGCTCCCCTCAGTGCAACCGAACGTCGCCCGCGTCCACAGCATCGCATCGCCATAGCCACGCTCAGTCTCATACCGTGCCATCATCGCCATACCCTGCCCCTGCCGGTAGCAGTGCCCGTACTCGACCGTGTCAGGTGGGTTGCTCCAGTGCTTGCAGTCGTGGCACCGGATATAGGCGCCAGCGGTAATGTTCACCGTGCTTGTCTCGGGACTTACGCCGGAGATAACATCAGGTGCCTGATAGTGCTCAGTGTAGAACTGTCGAATCACCGTCACGACCGCCACCTCGCCGGCACCGACAGCGGCATCGCCGGCCCTGTCTGCACGTGTCGCCGCATCTGCAAGGCAATCATGTGCTTGACAACACGGTCGTCATGTGTGCCCTGTTGCGCCCCCGTCCTGCCATCCCCGTGCTGCACGTAACTCAAGCACTCATCCCAGAACGCGCTATCGTAGGACACGATCCCGCCGCTCGCGATCGCTGCGGCCAACTCCTGCTCCATAATCGGTTTCGTCTTCGTGGTCGTGGGCCAACCGGGCAACTGCTGCCTGGTCGGCGTACCCCTGCCCCTCATCGTGTCCAGTATCTCCGTATGCCTGTAGACATTGGGGTACTCTAGTTGTTTGAGAGCGAGCAGGACAGCGTGCCCGTGGTTGTTCCTCTCCACACCCAATAGAGCGTTGTTGTAGGTCTTCGCCAGCTCACTAGCCAGCTTGGCAAACAGGTCCAGGGGCCACTGGCCGTGTAAATCGGCAACGTGTGTGCAAGTGCGCCATTCATAAACTGCTACCCCGCTGTAGTCCAGCCGATCCCCGCCGGCATCTATCCCCTCGGCGACGTCTGCACCGCAAACGTAGATGCCGGTCGGGGTCGGGCGCTGCCAGATTTTCAGGGCACCATTCAGGCCAGTTTCGAGCGGCGCCTTGCAGGTGTCGAGGTACTCGCGGATGCGGGCAACATCAAACAGGCAGTTGCCGCTAGCAATGAATGCCTCGTGCGGAGTAGCTGGGTATTCTTGCTGCACGGTCTTGCCTTGCTTGGCAAGTTCAGCCTGCTTCTGCGCCCACCATTCCATGTCGTGCGTGGGGTTGTCGTCACGGCCTACGAACGTCTTGCGATATCCGT